CGAATGGAATACCTTGGATCATCATATTGATCACAAGCGCGACGAGAATTTTACCTATGCGGCCATGGAACAATGGCGCGGCAAGTACCTAGTACAGAATCGTGTGAGCGGAGAAATATTCGAAACACCACAGGTGTCCTATATGTTGATCGCCGCCACGCTGTTCCAGACCTATGCAAAGGAAACCCGCTTGAAGTGGGTAAAGGATTATTATGATGCTATTTCTAATCACGATATCTCTCTGCCTACCCCTGTTATGGCTGGCGTACGAACACCGCAAAAACAGTTCAGCAGTTGTGTTCTTATTGAGTCTGACGATAGCCTGGATAGCATCAATGCTACTACTAGCGCCATAGTCAAGTATGTGAGTCAAAAAGCAGGAATCGGCATTGGTGCAGGGCGCATACGTGCGCTGGGAAGTCCCATACGATCAGGAGATGCATATCACACAGGCGTGGTCCCATTCTTCAAACTGTTCCAAGCAGCCACACGTTCGTGCTCGCAAGGTGGAGTACGTAACGGTGCGGCCACATTGTACTATCCAATCTGGCATCTGGAAATTGAAGACATGTTGGTGCTCAAGAACAACAAAGGCACCGAAGACAATCGTGTGCGGCACATGGATTATGGTGTGCAGTTCAATCGTGTGATGTATGAACGTCTACTCAGCGGCGGCGACATCACTTTGTTCTCACCCAAGGATGTTCCTGAAATGTACGATGCATTCTTCGCGGATGCGGATCGATTCAAGGAACTGTACGAGACCGCAGAGCGCAATACCAAATTACGCAAGAAAAAGATTAAGGCGAGTGATTTGTTCAGTCGCTTTATGCAGGAACGCAAAGATACTGGTCGTATCTATCTACAGAATGTGGACCACGCGAACACGCACAGCCCATTCAAAGTAGACAAGGCACCAATCCGGATGAGTAATCTTTGCGGTGAAATCGATCTACCCACTGTGCCTTTGAGCGACGTCAACGACGAGGATGGTAGGATCGCTCTTTGTACCCTAAGCGCGATCAATTGGGGCAATGTAAAAAGCCCACATGACTTCGAGAAAAAGTGTACCCTGGCAGTTCGCGGTTTAGATGCATTGTTGAGTTATCAGAAGTATCCAGTAAGGGCGGCTGAATTATCCACACAAGAGTTCCGTCCATTAGGCGTTGGTATTATCAATTTCGCCTATTGGTTGGCCAAGAATGACGTTAGTTATTCGGACCCTCGTGCCCTGCCCTTGGTAGACGAGTATGCAGAAGCTTGGAGTTACTACCTGATCAAGGCTTCTGCAGATCTCGCACAAGAACAAGGTCCTTGCACACGTTGGCAAGACCTAAAGTATGCTGATGGCCTGTTGCCTATTGACACACGCAAACGAGACATAGACGAGCTGGTACCACATCAAGAGCGCATGAACTGGCGTGCCTTGCGTGAGCAGATATTGAGCACTGGTATCCGCAATGCCACACTCATGGCCTTGATGCCTGCAGAAACTTCTGCGCAGATCTCCAATGCTACCAATGGTATCGAGCCTCCAAGAAGTTTTGTCAGCGTCAAGCAAAGCAAAGACGGTGTGCTCAAACAAGTGGTACCCGAATACCGCCGTTTGAAAAACAAATATGAATTGCTCTGGAACCAGAAGAGTCCTGAAGGTTACATGAACATCTGTGCTGTGTTGCAGAAGTACATTGACCAGGGTATTTCTGTCAACACATCATACAACCCACAGTTCTATGATGATGAGAAGATTCCAATGAGCACCATGCTACAACACCTGTTGCAATTCTACAAGTATGGAGGCAAACAGCTCTATTACTTCAATACCTATGATGGTCAAGGTGAGATTGACATCGACAAACTCATGGCAAAAGACGCAGTCACGCTGGATGAACCTTTACAGGATCAGGCTGATTGTGAAAGTTGCGTAATATAATAAAAATAAAGGAATAGACACCATGTCAGTATTTGGCTTGAACAAGAAATCTCACATTGATAGCTTGGCTTTTTTCGACCCGCACGGTGGCGTTACCATACAACGCTACGACACACTCAAGTATAGACAGTTTGACAAACTAACAGACAAGCAGTTGGGATTCTTCTGGAGGCCGGAGGAGATTGATGTACTTCGCGACTCCAAGGACTTCAAAGAACTCACACCGTTTGAACAACACATATTCACCAGCAATCTCAAAAGGCAGATATTGTTGGATTCCGTACAAGGCCGTGCTCCTGCCGCCGCCTTCTCGCCTATCGTAAGTTTGCCAGAGTTAGAGACCTGGATAGCCACATGGACCTTCAATGAAACTATTCACAGCCGTAGTTACACACACATTATACGCAACGTGTATTCTGATCCTAGCATTGTTTTTGATGAACTGACTGAGATCGGAGAAATCGTTGATTGCGCAAAAGACATCAGTCGTTACTATGATGAACTGATTGAGACCAGTTCCTGGTACAACCTACTGGGTGCTGGAACACACACCGTCAACGGCAAAGAAGTTGTTGTTGACATGTACGACCTCAAGAAAAAACTGTGGATGTGCCTCAACAGCGTGAACGCACTGGAAGGCATACGCTTTTATGTATCGTTTGCTTGTTCATGGGCATTTGCTGAACTCAAGAAGATGGAAGGCAATGCCAAGATCATCAAACTGATCTGCCGTGACGAAAACGTGCATCTAGGCTCAACACAGACCTTGCTCAAGCTACTGCCACAAGATGATCCTGACTTTGCACGGATCAAAGAAGAGTCTGTGGCACAGTGCGAAGCCATGTTCCTGCAAGCCGCGGCACAGGAAAAGCAATGGGCAGAATACTTGTTCAAGGACGGAAGCATGATCGGACTCAACAAGCAACTGCTATGCGACTACATTGATTGGCTGACCTGCAAGCGCATGACTGCGGTAGGATTGAAATGTGGAATCAAGACTGGATCAAATCCTTTGCCATGGACCACCAAGTGGATCGCTGGTGCTGAAGTTCAAGTGGCTCCTCAGGAAACCGAGATAACTACATACGTGATCGGCGGAACCAAGCAGGACGTTGACAACAACTCATTCAAAGGATTTAGTTTATAAATGGTAACAGTATACTCAAAAAATAATTGTGCATTTTGCGTACAAGCAAAGAATCTACTAAAAAACAAAGGTGTTGAATTCCAAGAAATCAAAATTGACGAAGATACCACAGCAAAAGATTTCGTATTAAGTGAAGGACATCGTACCGTGCCACAGATCTACAAAGACGGTAAGTTGTTGGTAGAAGGAGGCTTCCAGGGCCTGGCAAAACAACCAGCTGATTTTTTCGAAACTCTCAAAGGATAACATGTTAATATCAAATTCAAAATACGATGCCAATGACATCGTGACTTTCAAACTGTCCAACGGTGATGAAATCGTTGGCAAAGTGCTCGAAGATACCGGATTCGACTGGAAAGTGGAACGCCCATGCACAGTTGTTCCAAGCCAAAAAGGAATCATGCTGATCGCCAGCATGTTTACCACAGACCCAGATATCAAGATCTCCTTGAGCAAAAACCATGTGCTCATACATGCTCCCACAGCCAAACAGGTCAAAGATTACTATCTTGAAGTGACCACAGGAATCAAGCCCGTTTCTGGCAGTGTAGCAAACGCAATAATTTCAGGATTCTGACCATTTTAGCAGATAAGTACTGCTATAAACCAGGAATCAGAATATGCCAGTAGAAATAGACAATAATGTATTGCAGGTACGAGGTCCCCTAACCTATCCTCCTGAATACACAACTGCACAAAAAGCCACACCTGGTTTTTTCAAGGGTGTGAGCGCACTGGCATCTAATCCCAATGTGATCATTCCCAATACTGATTTCAGTAGCCTGTCAGCGAGCCTGACCAGTATCACACAGGTTTGTGGCAAGCTCAGCAATATCATCAATGCCACTAGCACTTCTATCATCCTGGTAAATGCCGCCAAACGCAATGTGCCGGGATTCTGTTTGACTGTGGCAGGCGCGGCAGTGTCTGGTGCGCTGAATGATGCAGGATTTGATGCAAACAATGTGGTGCGCTCGGCAGTGAATCATGCCACTGAACTGGTAAAAAGTCCACTGGTGTTCTTGGAAAAAGCATTTCGCGCACAGGCATACTCACAGGCCAGTTTCACTGGTAATGCCTGGGCCAAGGCATTTGAAGCACTGAACGCAGTTGGCAATTTACTAAATTCTGCCAAGACTCTCACTGACCTATTGAGTGGTGGAGTAACAGCTAACCTTGGACCTGCCGCGGGTAACACTGCCAATGGACAACGACTGACTGCTCGTGGCATCAGCATCACAGGTGATCAGATACGTGCCGGTATCGCGGCCTGTACAGCGGCCATGCGAAACATGGGCACACTGTGGGATCCTGCCAATCTAGAATTATTTGGCACCGAGCGTGGACTGGTTCTCAGTCTCAAGCAACAGGGCATAGCAGATGCTTGTGGATTACGACAGCCGTTGTTGGAAGTGGGTTGTTTTTTGGATGATGACGATAGCATCACCAGCCACTCAGATTACAGCCTCAAAGAAGCATTGACCACCATCACAGGTGCAAATTTGCGTTTGATCGTTGAGAGATGCATGGTCAGGGTAGCTAATCCTGCCATGTTGCGAACAGCGGCTGATTTCACACAACCGGATGTTGTGGTAAGCCAAGCCGCACTGGACAACATACCTTATGGCACACTAAATGGGTTCGCACAATCCATAGCCAACATTGGCATACGCCGCAAGGTTACCTTGTTGGAAATCGCCGACGCATTGGATCAGTTGGATCTTCCTGATGTGGGCTTGATCGACAACGCTAGTTTTGCCAGCGATGTGGCCAACCTAGGACCTAATCTGGGCAGAGGATCTGGATTGTTTGGTGATGCGACCATAACAGATCTGATCGGCACAGCCGCAGGCGCGGCACACAATGATGCCTACCGTTTGTTGCAAGAAGCACAGGCCAATCTGTTGAATACCCCAGAAGGTATTGAACTCAAAACAGCATTGGATTACTATGATCTGCATCATGATGTGAATCTAGCAGACAATGCACAAACAGATCCTTTGTACACAGATGCTGTGAACAAGCTGGTAGCGGCACTGGATGCTATTGGCAACAGCACCAGTCCTGACGTACAAGCCGCTGTGGCACAAGCTGACAAAAGCATGCTGGATTCAGCATTGCAGTTGGTGAATGAAGCACAACAGGCCTTGGCCATTGGTATGGGGATCTATACCACAGT